AGTATCCAACTGCAGGTGCTCATGCAGGACACTTCCGTGCTTTGCTTGAAGAACTGAAGTTGAAGCGAGAGTTTATTCCAGATATCATCTTCATTGACTACTTAAACATCTGTGCAAGTCAGCGAATGAAGCAAGGTGGAAGTATTAACTCTTATACATATATTAAGGCAATTGCAGAAGAGTTGAGAGGTTTGGCAGTTGAATACAATGTTCCGATTGTATCAGCTACTCAAACGACTCGTTCTGGATATACAAATTCAGATCCAGGACTTGAAGATACATCTGAATCTTTTGGTTTGCCAGCGACAGCTGACTTTATGTTCGCTTTGGTCAGCAATGAAGAGTTACAGGCATTGAATCAAATTATTGTTAAGCAGTTGAAGAATCGTTACAACGATCCAAGTTTCTATAAGAGATTTGTGGTTGGAATTGATAGAGCGAAGATGAAACTGTATGATGTTGAGGCATCTGCACAAGAAGGATTGTCAGACGCAGGACATGACGATGATGAACCAATGTTTGATAAATCATCATTCGGTCGCAGACAAAAGGCAGAATCATTCGAAGGGTTTAAGTTTTAGGAGATAAGATATGGTAAAGGTAATCGTAGCAAAACAGAAGTATGATGCTTCTCATTTATTGGGTCAGTTCGTTGATGAACGACACTACGACGTTTTGGTTGAAGAAGACTGTGATGTTTATGCACCACCAGATTGCGATCTAGGCACTCAAGTTGCTTGCACCAATGAATGTGAGTCTTGCGACAAAGGTACGGACGAGAAGAAAATCATCTTCAAATTCCGTAAGAACTTCTTCTCAAAAGAAATGCAAGAGCAAGCATATCTTGGTCTAAGAGAAGCTGCAACTGAAACGCAGAATCGTGGTATTGCAGCTGGACCACGTGAAGGTAAATTAGGTAATCGTGAGTGGGTTACGGACTATGAGTTTGATGTGATTGACTACTTTAGTAATCCAAAGTCTAATCTATTTGGTGCAGATCCTATCGAGGAAATCAAAGCTGCACATAAGAACAAACCTGCACAACCATCTAACAAAAACAACGTCTGGTCTATTCAAGCAGTTAAAGAAGATGAGTTCGACTTCGAGCGTTGGGTTGAGAGTGTAAAGAATCTACAACCAGAAGACCAAAAAGAAGAAACTCGTCGTATGGTTCAGAAGTATATCTGCCAAACTACATACGCAAATGGTGTTATGTCTGGTATTGCTGGTTGGTACGATCGTTATCCACGCATTCCTTATGGTCGTGCGACATCCTACACTGCCAATAACTTTGACAAGTTCAAAATGGCTTATCCATTCTTACAACACTTGGCTAAAGGTTTCAAAGATTTGTTACCATGGCGATTCAAAAATCAGATGGAAGCTGCAAAGAAACTAGATCCAGCATTCTTGGTTCCAGGAACTCCGTTCACTACTATCACAGTGAACAAAACATTCCGCACCGCTGCACACTATGACGCAGGTGACTTGGATACAGGTTTGTCTAATCTTCTAGTGTTATCAAACAATGGTAACTACAAAGGTGGTTATCTAATTGCACCAGAGTATCGTGTTGCTGTGAATGTGCGTCCAGGAGATTTGCTACTAATTAACAATCACGAAGTTATGCACGGTAATACTCCGATCGAACTTCTTGACGAAGAAGCGGAGCGTGTTTCTTTAGTTTGCTACTTCCGTGAGAATATGCTACAACTTGGTAGCAAAGCATATGAAGACTGCCGTAAAGAGTATGTAGAATCTCGCAGACTTGATAAGAACCATCCAGGACACAAACATGAAGACGGAACAGATCGTCATCTATGGAATGGTGTAAGTCCAGGAATGTGGGAAGAAAAAGAATGGTATGACTACTGTGAAGCAAAAGTCGGTCGTGAAGAACTACTGAAGATGCATCCAGAAGCAAACAAACAATCTCTTGAGGAGTTCTTCGGATAATGTGCGCAGTCGTTGGAGCAATCCTAATTGATCCCTCGAAAGAGGACTTGTTAATGTTGCATCGTGTGTTCCTTGAGTCTAAGATTCGAGGGATGCACGCTACTGGTATTTCATATATTAAAAATGATAAAATCGTCACTGAGAAGTTGCCTGTCCCCGCCAATGAATTTCCTTTTACATTTGCAGACTATGTTAATGAAGATGGGAATCTTTACCTCATTGGGCACTGTCGTTACAGCACTAGCGATCTTGAGTATAACCAGCCAATTGGTAATGACACTCACTCAATAGTTCACAATGGTGTGATTACACAAGAACTACCAGAGCGTTGGAAAGAACTTTACAACTATAATTGCGAAACTAAAAACGATAGTGAATTGGTATTGCATTCTGATTCACCATTGGAAGAGTTTCCAGATATGTCCATGGCAGTTTGCGAACTAACAAGCGACAAGAAGTTGTTAATGTATCGCAATGGTAAGCGACCATTATACTTGTCTTCCATCGGTAATGGATGTATAATTACTTCTACTAGGGACATTGCTATTCGTGCAAACGTTAGCAGTCAACCTGCGGAAGTTCTTATGAATCACTATATTACATTTGATGACCAACTTGCAATGACAATTGAAAAAGTTACAATTGCAGATGCTGTGGATTTACAACACTATGAATTTTGTTAATTCTACTAAAGTAGAAGAACTAATCAAAAACAGTCCAGCTGGTAAGAACACCAAGTTCTTATCGGCTGCACATTCATTGTGGTATCGTTTCAAGAACTATGAGAAATCTCCACCACTTGTCTTTGAAGAGAATGGTGAGGTTGTGTGTTTAATTTTTGCTACTTTTAATCGTGATGGATACGCAAATCTCTACGAAATTGTTACACTGGAAGGACGTGAAGGTAAAGGGTATGCTAGCAAGTGCTGGGATGCTTGGATCAAGTACGCAGTCGAAGAACGTAAAACCCAACGTCTTAAAATCTCATGCACCCCATCAAGTGTCACATGGCACTACAAAAATGGACTCATCTGGTGGGCAGTCGATCCAACAGGATCTCTTAGAAGTGACCAGCCACTATTTGGGACTCGTGCCGAACAAATAGCATATCGTGATTATGCTATTGTGAATCCACTTCAATGTTTACCACCATACAAAGCACGTGAACAATTCCGCACAGAGGGATTAGAACACTACAAGTGGGGTGAAAAGAAGAAAGCAAAAACACAGACTGCCATTGACGCAGTCGGTAAAGCATGGTTGCGTGATGCTATCTTAGAACAACCATCACTAGAAGAATTTTTATTATAATGGATTATCGTTTAGAACAAAATCGTAGGGAAGCGTTCATTCGTTGGTATGCTTGGTCATTAAAGTATGACGATTGCGATCCTGCTGTTTGGTGCACCAACTATCTTCACAAGCGTTACGAACATAACGATGAAGAAAGACTCTGGTTTGCTTGGTTGTATGGTAACACATATCAACTACCAACTGCATGGGTGTTGAAGAACGAATTCCCTGACTTTGAATTGGCAACAGTAGATCGTATGGAACAGTGGAACTCTACTAACTACAAACGACTACGTTATCAAACAGATACAAAATGGAACAAGGGTCATCTCCCATCTATGTTCGCATCTTATCAGAAGTTTATCGGAGATAAAACACAACGTGAGGTAATGGAGTCATATTATGGATACACTGAGGAAGAGAACTTTGATAACTTGTGGCAAAGCGTTAAGTCTAGCTTGCATAAGTTTGGTCGTTACAGCACTTGGTTTTATCTTCAGCATCTTAAGCATACCGCTGGTATTCGGATCAATCCTACTTCTCTCATGTTGGACGATTTTGATGGCTCTCGCTCTCATCGTAATGGACTATTGTTCGCCCTCGCACGAGAGCACGATATGGATAGAAAACTCACTGCAGGAGAGTATGCGAATCTTGAGTCACAAGCCTATGAGATTCTTTGCGAGACGCAAGCGAGATTTCCAGAACTCGCATCGAAGTATAGACTACTTTACTATGGAAACCTGCTTGTGTTCATTTAAGAAAATCTTTAGAGCCAAGCATGGTCGTTATCTTGGTTACTATCTGGATCGTCAAGCAGAAGAAATTAAGATGGCTGAGGGTGATGGATGGTATGGTATTGACTGGGATGTTCTATGGCAGTCTCGTGAAGAAACTATTGACTTACGTTTAGACCACAAACGTGGTATTGATAAAGATAGATTCTCATCTTTCCTTAACACTGGTAAGCTAGAGAATCTTGAATGGATGTTTGAAGATGAAGAACCTGTTTTGATTGGATTGGAGAATTTCTAATGAGTGATACTAATATTATTGGTGATATAACTGTTATGGATAATGGTGACTATGGCGTTGTGACTAGTGCTGGGACTATTTCTCCGTTGACTATTGCTA